TGCGAAGAAGAGAATTTCCTTTGCACATATCCCATAGCTCATCTTCATCAGCACCGGCATCGATCAGCTCACTAACGAGATGATGCGCTGCCGGTTCTAGATCTTTGTTGCTGATGTATTCACTTAGTATCTTCCAGAAAAAATGTGTATGCACGTTGTATCACTCCTTGGTTGGCGATACTTATTCCGATGTATCATTTTCTGGATCGTTCTCAGACATAGGAGTAAATGTATCGTCCCACTCCTCCATAACAGTATTCATTTGCTCGTCAGTCCAGTTCTTACGAAACTCTTTAATGATCTCGCCAGTTTTAGAGCTAGTGTATGCAAGCCTGTTGCCGTCCTTTTTAAGGATGCCTTTGGCTTCTAACATATCAATGAGACCGCTGTATGGATTCATGCCAGTCTCATATGGGATCTTGATCTGCACGCTTTCAAATGGTTTAGAATAGCGAGTTTTCATGATCTTACATGCTGCACGGATGCCGCGTACTTCTGAGATCTTGTTGCCATCCTCATCTTCCTTGAGCTTGAGCTTACGCATAGCTACCACAATGCTGGACGCATAGATGAACCCTTGGCCGCCTGAGATCTTGTCATCGGGATCAAACATGTCCTGGCTTGCATAGGTATGATTAGTTGCTACCAATCCAACGTTGTTGCTACCAAACATGTTAACGCAGTTACGCACCAATGCTGTGAGAGCCTTAGGTTTACGACCCATGTCACCCTTCATGTCACCAGCTTCAAACTGGTTAACATCTGTGGGTGTCAACATCATGCCCAAGCTATCTAGCACAAACATCACCTTAGGACGATCGCCTTCTGCGATGGTCTTGTACTCTTTCATAAAGGTGCTGATCATCTTAGCTACGTCGTCGATCATGCTCATGTTTAGCTTGAGTAACTTGCTTTCGTCAGTGTCGACTCCTAGTGCTTTGAGCCATTCTTCATCAAGGGCGTTTTCTGTATCGATCAGGATAACATAGATGCCCTGTGCTTGTGCTGCTTTGACGATGTTTCCTGAACAGATGTAACTCTTACCTGAACCTGATTCACCAGCAAACACTGTTACCTTGCCTAGAGGAATACCTTTGTGAAAATCCCCTGAGATTAGATAGTTCAGTGTATAATTGCCCGTCGATACCCAATCAGTCGGATCGTTATATCCAATGCTGAGTCCTTCGATGCTTTTTGTTATGTCCTTGCGGAACTTTGAAATGTCAAACGGTTTTGCCATGATAATAGATTTCCTTGGTGCTTAAAATAAATGATAGCGCAGATTCTCTGCGCTATCAATATAATTTTATTACTTCTGTCGTGCGCGGATCATTGCGAGGATGTCTTCAGCCCGAGCACTGCCACCTGTAGCAGGCTTAGGTGATTCTACGGGATCAGTATCAAAAGGAACATCATCGTCTACATCAGCTACCACTGGAGCAGGACGAGCTGCTGCTGGTGCAGGACGAGCTGCTGCACGGGGTGCATCTTCGTCAACTTCTGCACGTCCACTACCAACATTCAAACCAGGCGGCTTGTAATACTGACCCCAACGATCAGGATCATATGCTTGTCCATCAACTGATGCTTCAAACATATCTTTGATCACTTGCAGTTCAGTAGCTGTTGGCTTCTTGGGCAGGAAATCACCGAGATTAAACAACCCATGCGCTTCGATAGCGGCTGCTTCAACATTGGTCAATGCAGTCTCTTTACGAGCCCACTTTGACGTGCTGTAGTCAGCATAACCACCCTTGGAAGTCTTAGTGACCTGGAAATCTAGACCACGTTCAATATGCGTTGGCAACTCTTCAATCTCACTGTCCATCAATGCAGCCTTAACTACATTAAAGATCTGTGGACCGATGATAAACCTACGGATTGGATTCTCCGATGGGCTATCTTCGTTCATTGGACTTTCGCGAACAAAACCCTGGAACACGTAACTACGCTTCTTCCAATACTTGCGTCCGAGTTCTTCGAGATTCTTGTCCTTAAACCATGGACGTACTTCGCTGAGCACTGGGCATGTCTCACCCCACATCTCAACACAAGGAACCTGTACTGTTACAGGCTTACTGTCCATTTGACCTTTAATGCCAGCAAATGGCATCTTGATCATCGCACGTTCTACCCAGAAGAAGTCATTGGCGTTATTGCCATCTGGGAGGAATCGAAGCTTTGCTGTAGTACCTTCAGGAATGTTCCAGTGCGGATAGATGCCTTTATCGCCGCCACCCTGGTTATTGCTCCGTGTGTCTTGTGCCTGGAGCCTTGCACGTATCTCTGCTAGTGAAGCCATGATGTAAATCCTTTCGTTTGCCTATTCATGCCTGTATATGCCTTAGCACATACTCCACTGAGTATATGCTAAAGCTATTTATCATGCAAATTAAAAGTTGGCTTAGATTAAGATTTTTGGATTAAAGGCCACTGAGCTTCTTCAACAGTGCTATGCTCTCACCAACCATGTTTGATTCGTGCATGTCAACTTCGTTGTAGGACTTGTCTCTAGTAGAAGCTATAGCTTTGTTCTTGGGTTGACCACTTTTAACCTTGCGAGCAATCATGATGTCTGCGAAATCAGTGTCGCCATCGCTGTCTTGATCATCAGTCTTGTTGATGCGGATCTCTTTTTCCATGACCGGTTCTGATTGATCTTCACCGCTATTCATCACTACTGAAGGATTTATTTTGCCTTTGCTCTTGGCTGTTATACCTTTGAGAACCGCTAACACCTGTTGCTTGTTAACACCTTTGCTAACAGTCATAGCACCAGTCCTAGGATCAGCGCCAGTTGTGATACCTTGTTTAGCCAATGCAGTCTTGGTTATCGCATTAGGATCACGCGGATCAACGCGAGTCATGCCGCTGAGTGTCTGGAGTTCGGCGATTGCTGCTTCGTTCATGCCGCTGAGCTCTTGTTCAACTTGCTTGACCCATCCGCTGACATCGCTGCTACCTACTTCATCTACATCACCTGCATAGTCTGCTACCATCTCAACCGCAGCTAATACTTTTTCTGGACCATGCTGAGAAAGCAGGGATAAATGCCTATTCATGATCCTGTTTATGATAGCCGCAGCTACTGGTGTGATCTGATCAACGTCTTCAGAAGATCCCTCAGTGCTGTCGTTGTCGCTACCTTCGTTCTGAACACCATGATCACTTCCAATTTGATCCATCATGCGACTGATAATTTCTTCGCTATCATCATCTGGATGTAACCCAGCTTCTCTAGATATATCGTCATACATATCCTGGAGACGTGCTTGTGCTTGAGGGCCAAAAGAACCGTTAATGCCGTCACGTATAAACTCATATCCATCGTCGCCTGAGTCGGCTATCTTGCTCATCACTGATTCAACATCATCCGGAGCACCTTCATCAACTGCATTAACCCAAGATTCAAACGCATCAGCTTCGTGGAACCCGCCCTTGCGCTTGCGCTTAGCACCGTATGCTTCGCTTGGATCCATACGGATCATTCTAGCATACTCTGGATCAGTCGCCATCTTCTTGATGTCGTCGATATAACGCTTGGCTAGTAGCATGCCTAGCTGCTTGTCTTCGGGAGCAAGTTCACGATCACCGATTCTCTCAGCTACATCAGCAGCAAAGTTAGCCAATGGATCCATGTCATCTCCGATAGCTCTGGTTGCGATATCGCTTAACACGAAACCCATGAGGCCCATCGCATCGTTGAACTTAGTGTTTCGGATCATTGAATCTGCATTAGGATCACGCTTGAGCACTATTAGCCTGTTCATGTCCTTGATCTGCTTCTCTACGGAGCTAGATGCTTCTGTTATTTCTGCGCTTTCAAGGGCACGCACGACCGCTGGTAATAGCTCTTCCATCTTGTTGTCCCATATCTTTCTTGTAAATCTTTCGCGCAGATCTTCTAAGTTCTGATCTTCTTGTTCGTTTATCGGAGGCTGGAAGCTCTCCTTGAATTGTGTGTATCCAGCAGTGCCAGACAATGCTCCGAGAGTACTTTTTAGTCCTCGGAATCTCTCAACTACCCTCTGCCTGACTTCTGCAGCAGAACCGTCTTCTAGTGCATGAGTCTTTGTCATCCTAGCAAACTTGCTGAGATCGCGCATCTCTTTGATCGTTCCTAGTATGTGTTGACCTAGGGGATCGTATGGAGTTCCACCTTCTGTGATATGCCGAGCCATTGCCCTTGCACCGGTGAGGTAGTTGTAGGGAAACTTGTAACGTTCGCCATCGTTTCGCTCGAGGTAGATAGCTTGTATGCTGCGACTGCGTGCGCCTGGTACAGTTTCATCAACGCTCTTAGTATGCTGCACTATCATCTTGACTGATTCTAATGCTTGATAGCTCCTGCGCTTACTGCCCCACATAGTGCTTTCTGATACAGTGATATCCGATTGCTTCATAGTTCCATCTACCTTGCTTAGCCATCCAAAATCTCGGGTGTCTAGCTGGCTCTTAGCTATATCCCTAGCGTCAAACATCAAGAGATTTCTCTTGGCAAAATTACGCAATTCCCTGAGGAACCCGTACCAATTATCTTTGTCACGTAACTGGCTTAGAATGTTGTCACTGAAGAACACTTTCATCGCACGCTTATCTACTAAGCTGATAGTTATTGGGCCTTTAGACTCTCCATCTTCGCTATAAACAAAATTAAAGAATCGTGCTTCGGCAGGGTCAGAAGTGCTTTCGGCAGACTCGCTGCCAAGTGTTACTGGGCTATGCCGAGCGCGAAGCTTCTGGAATAGATCATACGCTGTTTTCTCTATGGGTCTCATGTTGATATTTAGCTCCTACAACAGTTTTCTTTATTATGGTAGCGTGAGATAATATGTTTAGCAAACAGTCCTCCGCATACAGCACATTGCTCTTTAGGTTTAGCAATTCCCTTAGTTTTGCCTTTTAGTGTCTGTCGAATTTTTTCTCGCCATTCATCATTGATAACGCGATTTCTTAAATGGCTATTATCTTGAAAAGCACGTTTTTCTCTTATCTTTTGTTTAGTGTCATCTGAATGATTGCGCCCATACATAGCATTACCTTTGCCTGTTCTTTTCTCAGACATTTTCTGCCTAACTTCCGGAGTACGCTTTGTACCTTTATTTTGAATTGATAATGTTGTTGCTGCATGCTTTTTAGCTATTTCATAAACCCGAGACGTAATTTTAACATGGTTGAATCTGTCGGTGTTTTTAGTGTTGACCATACGCCAAAATGCACTAGCCATTTTATGATAGTAAACACCATTGGTCATTTTGATTAATAGCCAATGACATATGTAATGCTCGCGTGCTGTCAAAACAACCAAATTGTTTTTACTATTGTTGCCCCCGCACGCCTTTGGAATGATATGATGTTTTTCAACGTAGCCAACTGTTGATCTTGACTGTGCGTTGTTAATTATATTATAGTAACAACGTGTGTATTTGTTATCAATAAATATTGTCATAGCTGTGTGCTCCTTCAAAGCCATAGATCCAGTGGATGTTGGCGCATCGCGACTGGTACTTTATTTATTACATAATCACAAAAGGCATTGGTTCAATATCAATATCACCACTGAGTTGGTCAGATAGCAAAGGATCATAATTTCGTAGGATCTGTGCCATGTTAACTGCTAACAAACATGCACTGACTAGGTCGTCTTTCTCTCCAGTTTTGGCTGCATAACTAGCACCGTGGGCCACGAACGTCTTAAGTTCGGACAATAGTGGCTTGCTAACTACTGTCATCTTGCCGGTCTCTATCCAATGTTTGAGCTTAGCACATGCTGATATCTTCTTCCCATGTGTGGTATTGAATCCTTTTCGATATCTACGTGTAGCACCAGCTCTGTGTGGCTCGCTGAGGAATGTTCCTACTATGTTTTCTTCACCTGTTTCAGCGATAGCTTGTAGTGCAGCTTCTCCCAAGGTGTTATTTTCTACTGTATAATAAATTCCAACCGGGTCGTCTGTTAGTTCTGCGATATATCGATTGATCTCCCGCAATATCGATACTTGCTTGGTTATAGGAGTCTTGTTATGCATCCATTCTGCTACTTGTTTCATGCCTTGTAATTGGAACACTTGGATAGCAGCGTCATCGCCACCTGTGCCCAAGCTAGGATCCAGAGTAACCAGGTATTGCATGTTTTTGATTGGTCTGCTATACCAACGTACTTGTCCTTGTCGTTCTATAGGATCACGACCTTCCATCTCAACTAGATACAAGCTGTTGATCAATGTCTCATCGTATATGATGAATTCACATTGATGTTCACGGCGGAATCTCTCAGGACCAATCCTGCCTTCTTCTTCAGCTGCCCACACACTGTCGCGTTCAGGGTGTGCGTCCCACTTAGCCAGATAATGTGCGAATCCGTTGACACCTAGCTTGGTCACATTACCGAACTCATCCAGATTCTTGAGCGCACCTCTCCATATGCTGGAGAACTGATCATCATCACTGTTTGGTGTTGATGTTATGATAGCCTTACCACCAGTGGCCAGCGTTGGGGATATAGAGGCCCAAAATTCTCTTCCAATACTTGGTCTGACGAACGCGAACTCATCAGCATATAGCAGCGAGATACTCATACCACGTCCAGTGGTTTCTGTGGTCGTAGCACTGACTATGCGGCTGCTGTTATCGAAATCTATGCTGCCCTTGTTGTAGCTGACTACTCCGCCTCGTATGTGATCAGGACAGGCTTCATACGCATAACGTATCCTTTGCATGATTTCTTGCGCACCTGTGTATTTGTGTGCTGCTATGAGGATAGTGCTGTCTGGTACGAACATAGCATACCAAAGGAGATAACCTGAGGCTACCGTGGTCTTGCCCATCTGTCGCCCTAGCATGTTGATGCTGAATCGATTGCCGTGATATACTTGTATGAGATCTACTTGGTATGAGAACGGATCAAATTTTAGCTTACCCCTAGTAGGATGTTGTATGTAGAAGAAGTTGCGGAGAAAGTATTCTGGTCCAGTGACTGGATCAGCACAGGCCACAAACTCTCGTAGTTGTTGATCAGTGTAGCTTTGTTTCTTGTAAGCTTTCTTAACGAGTATTTCTAAACCACTCATTGCTCAAACCTATGTGTAAAATTGATCTTTCGCATCTGTCCCCAATAATTTGCGTGCATCAAGTATATAGCCTGGATACGAGCCTCGACGTTAGACTTCCAATGATCTAAGAATCGATGTGTGCGAGGGAATTCTGGATCGTAGTCTATTGTTTGCCATGAAAATTCTTGTAGCAGACTGTTATAATCCGGCATATAGTAATATATGTGGATCGTAGTCAGCTGCTCATCTCTTATGTCGCGTTCCACTGCATATTTA